CTCGATGACGCCTTTGCCGCTGTCGAAGAAACTGCCGGGTTCAAAATGAACAAGGCGTTAGAGACCGCGAAGGTGTCTTTGCTTGGTGTGGGTGACATTCTGCTCCCCATTGCGGCCCGCCTGTTGGATTCCCTCATGCCTGTGATTGATTCGCTAGGCCCGTTGCTAGAGGACTTGTTCACCAAACTGGAACCTGTCATCGGTGAGTTGTTGGGGATGTTGCCGGAACTGCTCCAATCATTGTCGCCCATCTTCCCAATCATTGGGGACATTGCTGGGGTGTTCCTCGACCTTGTGAAACTCGCGTTGCCACCGTTGGTTGCCCTTCTTGACGTCCTCATGCCTTTGTTCGCCGACCTCACCGGGGTTTTGGGCGAGTTCATCGGGGATGCGCTAGAGATGTTTGCCCCTGTCCTGATGGATATTGTTGACGCAATCACACCCATCATCGAGGCCGCGTTCCCTGTGTTCATGAGCCTGCTAGAAACCATCATCCCGATTGTGTTGGAACTGATAGAAATGTTCTTGCCCCTTCTGGACTTTGTGTTGCCACTGCTAGGTGTGATGCTGACCGATGTTGTCATCCCAGCGTTGGACCTGCTAGCCGAAGTGTTATCGGTGGCGTTGCCTTTGGCTATGGAGATTTTCAAAGAGTTCGGTTTGGGCAGGCTGCTCCTCGCTCTCGGTGATTTCTCTGGAGATTTCAAAGACTTCGTTTTCAATCTGCGCACAGCTTGGGCGACAACTTTCAACGGCATGATTGAACATTTAGAGGGTTGGATAAACTCTGCTATTCGTGGGCTGAACTGGTTCATCGATAAGGCGAACTCATTGCCCGGTGTGGAGATTGACTTCAGCGCTTCGGAGATAAGTTTGGGCCGGTTGGACATGCCTTCACGTTTCGACGGGATGACCTTCGATGAGGTGGACGTTTCTGGGATTAGCGACATTGGGCGTCGCGGTATTCAATCTGTCGGGTCCGAGTTTTCCACAATGTTTGATGACGCCATGGTCGGGGTTATGCAGAACCGTGCCGGGGTCACCGGACAGTCGATGGCTTCTCAGATTCTTGCGGACCGTTTCGGCATTCCCGCGATGGCTCAGGGTGGCATTGTTACCGCGCCGACGTTTGCTTTGATTGGTGAGTCCGGCCCTGAAGCTGTTATCCCGTTGGGTGCTAACGGTGGCGTGGGTAACACTTACAACATCACCGTGAATGCTGGGATGGGTTCTGGGAATGGTGCGCAGCTCGGCGAGGCTGTGGTCAACGCTATCCGGTCTTATGAACGGTCCTCTGGCCCTGTGTTTGCGAGGGCGTAATGTCGACCGTTGTTGAGTTAGGTGTTGTTCGTGGGTTCATCCTTGACGACCCTTTCGAGGGTGTCCTGGATTCGTCGGAGCTTGGTGGAACAAAGTTTGAGGACATCACATCGTTTGTCCGCAACGTTCAGGTGGCGCGCGGGAAGAACCGTGACCTGGACCGTTACTCTGCCGGGTCACTCACAATCCAACTGAACAATGAGCTGAGAACGTTCGACCCACAATATGCAGACGGACCTTACTTCGGCGACATTATTCCTCGCCGTGAGGTTCGTGTGACGGTGGACGGGGAGAGACAGTTCACCGGCGTCATTGACGACTGGAACCTCGCTTACACACCGGAGGGGCAAAGCCTTGCAGAGATTGTTGCCTCCGATGACTTAACATTCCTTGCCCGGCAACTCCTCACCGCGGGGACGGCGACCGTGCAAACGTCGGGGGAACGTGTTCAGGCTGTGTTGGATATGGCGTCTGTGTCGTGGCCTAACGGTGTCAGCATTGATGAGGGTTCCTCTGTGTTGGGTGCTGACGTGTTCGAGGGTAACGCCTTAGATTATTTGCAGAAGGTTTCCCGGTCGGAGCAGGGTGCGCTGTTCATCGCTAAGGATTCGACGTTGACTTTCCGGTCGAGGGCTGACTTCACACCTACATCCGATTCGTTGACTACGTTCGCGGATGATGGGTCGGGTGTCCCTTATGACCGGGTGAACGTAAACTTCGGCACAGAGTTGCTTGTGAACACGGTAACGGTGACATCGGATGCGGGCACCGTGACCGCCGTGAATCAGACATCCCGGACTTTGTTTGGTGTGGTATCGGAAGACTTGGAAACGTTGTTGTCTACCACGGCACAACTTGATAACATCGCAGATTTCACGGTTCGCAAGTTTGGTCAACCTGAGTATCGTATCGACGGGCTGATTTTCAACCTAGACACTCTGAGCGTCTCGAACAAGGCAGAAGTGTTGGCGTTGGAGTTGGGAGATGTCATCCTCGTCAAGTTCACCCCGAACCGTATCGGCGACCCCATCCTGCAATATGGGCAAGTCATCCGGGTTGATTCGACAATCACTCAAACACGGCACGACATGCTCGTCGGTGTGGCGTCGGTTGACTGGAACTTCCTTGTGTTGGATGACGCCGTGTTCGGTATACTGGACACTAACGCCCTCGCTTTCTGATAGGAGTTTCCTGTGGCTATTCCCGCCGGATTCAAAACGTTCGTCGCAGGCGACGTTCTTACGGCCGACCAGGTGAACACGTTTCTGATGTCGCAGTCGATTCCTGTGTTTGCGAGTGAGGCTGTGGCGGGTTCTGCTATTGCGTCACCGCAGGAGGGCCAACATCGTTTCCTCAAGGACACGGATGCGTTGCAGTATTACACTGGGAGCGCGTGGGTTGCTGCCGGTGGGGCAAGCGTAGGTTTTGAAACTAACTTTCTACTCATGGGAGCATAAATAATGGCTACATCATATAAATCACTTGGGCAACTTGACCTCACTACGACATCGCTGACAACTCTCTACACCTGCCCTACAGGAACTGAGACGGTTATCAGCACGGTTATCATTGCGAACCGGAATGCAAGTGCTACGACTTTCCGGCTGGCTATCCGTGTGGATGGTGACGCGATTTCGAATCAGCATTACATTGCTTATGATGTGCCGGTGGCTGCGAATGATTCGACCACGCTTACTCTGGGTATCACGTTGCAGGCTACTGATGTTGTGACGGTTTCGGCGGGTACTGCTGACCGGTTGAGCATCAACGCTTTCGGTGCTGAAGTAACAGTCTAGGGGGCTTGTTGTGGCTGTAACAGGGTTTCGTACTTCGTCAATGTCAAAGTTCAAAAAGTTCAACAATATGGCTGGACCCAAAATTGCCCTCAATGTGATTGGTAGTGGCGGGAACCAGGTTGCGACTGTAGGCGCTTACCGTTATCACTTGTTCTCGACTAGCGGTTCGTTTGTAGCTGTGAACGGTGGCGCGGTAGACGTGCTTGTTGTGGGGGCAGGCGCAGGTGCGGGCGCTGTCATCGGTGGTGGTGGCGGTGGAGGCGCTAAAGAACCTTCTTCAGGTTTTACCCTACAAACTTTGATTGACGGCGAGTATGTGGTAACGATTGCGGCTGGCGGGGCGGGTTCAACTTCTGCTGTCGCGGTGGGTGGCACCCCATCAGACACAATTTTTGCAGGTTCTTCAACCATTACTGCTAAGGGTGGCGGTGGGGGTGGGTCTTCCAGTTCGGCATCAGGTGGCATTGGCGCGACAGGTGGCTCTGGTGGTGGTTCTTCTGGCGGGGCGAGTACAGCGGGCGGTGCCGCGTCAGGGTCGAACACAAACGTGGGTGGTGCTGGCCCCTCTGACTCTGGCGGGGTGCGTGGCGCTGGTGGTGGTGGTGGGTCTACTGCGGCTGGTGGTGCAGGCGTAAGGTCTGGTAACGGTGGTGCTGGTGGTGAAGGGTTAGCGCTAACAAGTTTTGATGCCAATTTGACTGCCGCAAACTTTAGCCTTTTCACCGGAATGACAGTTATCGGTTCTGGCGGTGGCGGTGGCGTCTGGGGCGGTTCGGCAGGTTCCGGTGGGACAGGTGCCGGAAATGGCACATCAACCGCGGCTACTGGAGGTGCTGGCACATCTTTTGGTTCCGGTGGTGGCGGTGGCGGGTTCAATGGTTCCACTGGTGGTAACGGTGGGGCCGGTTTTGGCGGGCTAGTAATTGTGAGGTATGCGGTATGAGTGTTCACGTTGCGACCATAAACGAGTCTGGAACGGTGGTGGCCATTGAGGTGCGGCGACAAGATGATGAGCTAGTTGCTGGGGAAGTTTTGGCTAACGGGTTTGCTTTTGTTGGCGGGTCTTTCGATGCTGACCGTGACGCTTTCATACCACCAACCCCGTTCCCTTCATGGGTACTCGATGAGGACACTTGCCTATGGGTGGCACCTATCGCCTACCCTGCTGAGGGTGTACATGTTTGGGATGAGCAAGCTGGTGACTGGGTAGAGGTCACTGATGAAAATAGCTAACCTCGGGACTGGCAGAAAAGACCGGCACCTAAACCTCGGGTTCGGGAGAGTCCACTACATCCACTACCATCCTCAGGTGGGCGGTACAAGACAGTGGGGTGTT